GCCGATCGCTCGGCCCATCGTGGCGAACACACCAGACAGGCCGTTGACGCTACGACTGAAGGTGCTGGTCCGCCGGCCGGCGTCGTTCATCGCGCTGCCGAGCTGGCGGGACTCCGAGACGAACCTACCGCGAACGTCTCGGAGCCTCCCGTCCAGACCCCGAACGAACGCATCACCAGACCGCGACCCGACCTGGTTGGCGGCGCGGACCACTCCGCTCTCGTCAATGTCGGGGCGGATGGTGACGACACCCGTGGCGATTGTTACAGCCATCGAGTTCCAACCTCCTTAACCGAAGTATTGGGCTAGTTCGGGGTTCATGTTTACGTCCGAGTAATAGGTCTTGCCGTTGACCTGTGTTCCGGACGTGACCGGTCGTGCTTCTGTGGGAGCTGGAACGTCTGTGCTCTCGTTAGGGGCGCTCTCGTATTGAGGAGAGGGATTCTCTCTCTCGTACTCGATGCGTCCCCTCACAGCGCCCCGGTAGTGCATTAGGCGCGTGGCTAGCGTGAAGAATCGAGCAGAGGTGAGAGCGTCGATGTCTTCAACCCTGTGGAACGCGGACATGTCGCTCTCGATGTCCTCAAGGTAGAAGATGACCCAGCCGACCTCAGACAGACGATCCGACGGCACCCGCCAGGTGCCTACCTCTTGGGCACTCGGTGGCGAGAGTTCCCACGGGACTTTCCCCCCGGCACCGCGCCGAGGACCTTCTTCTCGATGAAGGAGATAATCTGGTCCATCTGGTCACGCTCCAGGTCGGGGTGGTTCTTGAGGGCGTCGAAACCCTCCTGCCCCAACATCTCGGTCATCATCCAGTACACGGCGGCGTCGGGGCCCTGGGTGCTCTGCATCTCCAGGTAGCCGAGCGCGAGACCGGCGGAGGGCTTGGCCGGGACCTGGTACAGGTCGCCGTCCAGCTCGAACACCGGCTCCATCTCGACCTCGACGGGCGCGCCGTCGTCGGTCTTCGTGGACTTGAGGACGATGGGGGTGAAGTCGTTTACCGACATGGAGCGTTCTCCTCACAGATGGCGGCCGTTTACGGGCAGCACGTTGGGTGTGGTACAACCCGGGGCCGGCTCATGTGACGGAGCGAGCCGGCCCCCAGGAGTCTTACGTTCCACACCAGCCTGAGCTGGTGCAGAGGGTGGATCAGGTCTGGTCGATGTAGCGGAACGGCTTGATCGCCTTGGACACGTAGTGGCACGAGAACTCCACCGGGAACAGCGTCTGGCTGTCCTTCTGGTAGCTCTGGCCGACCGTGGCGACGTTCAGGACTCGACGGGCGACGACCCGGCGCCGCTTCGAGTTCGGGCCGTAGCCGTCGAAGATGAGGGCGACGTAGGTCGGGGTGTCGCCCGAGGTGTCGGCCGCCGGCTCGTACGAGCGCCAGGTGGCGCCGGTCACGATCTGGCCACCGTTGCTCGCCAGCTGGTAGTTCTCCAGCGTGACCTCGGCCAGGTTGGTGTTGATCTTGAACTCACGCTTGGTGAGCCGGCGACCAGGGATGTCCACGATCTGGTCGACTTCCAGCTCCGTGTACTCCTGGTTCAGCTCCAGGGTGATGCCGCCCTGGGTGCCGCCCATGTCGGTCCACGAACCGGACACGGTGCTGCCAGTCATCGCGTTGACGACCTCGGAGTCGGCGGGCTCGGTCGCGCCGAACGCGCCCTTCCACATCTCACCCGGGCCGAGGGTGAGGTTGGTTACGGTCACAGCCATTGGTTATGCCTCCTCAGGCTCGGGCTTGGCCTTGCTGGTGGAAACGACCTTCACCGTAGCGGTGTTGGTCACGGGTTCCACCGGCCCGTGTACGACCTCAAGGACGAGTCCCAGTCGGTCGAGATCCAGGAACTCGGACTCGTCCACCTTGATGACGGTGCCGGGTTGCATGGTGGTCCTGATGTCAAGCACGGAACTCACTCCTGTCCAGGGGAAACTGAACGGCTTCCATCCCGCGGACGTACTGGAGCGGGATGCCCTCCAGCGGGTTGACTCCCACCGGCTTGACGGTGGTTCCGGGGAACAGGAACTCCATCTCCTCGCGGTTGGTGTGGAAGATTACCCGCCCGCCCTGGGTGAGGAACTGTCCCGTCTTGTCGCCCCACAGACCATACAACTGGCCGGTGGGGAGCTTGATGGCTTCGGTTGTCATGACGGGTCCCTTACCCAAAAGAGCTGGAGGTCGAAGGTGTAACAGGCGAACCGGGCTTCATCCCCGAGGACTCGTCGTGGTTCACTGACGGCGACGGAGCCGAGGACGCGGGCGTTCTCGTGTGTCGCCGGCAAGCCGAGGTGTCCCCAGTACCGCTTGTCATACGTAGCGGCCTTGATGATCTCTGCCAGGTTATTGGCCTTACCCCACGGCGGCTTCTCCGAGTTCGGGTTGGTTGCCCAACAATCGACCTGGATGAGCGGCTGGTTCTGCGGGGTGTAGAGATCAGGGGCGCCACCGGTCAGCGTGACCTGGACGAACCCGGAGGCTGCCCACGTGGAGTTGTCCGCCGGGAGCTGGGTGGCAACCCCAGTGTCCGGGATACCCTCGATGGAGCGGATCCAGTGAACCGCGACCAGCTCGTTGGTGGGAAGCTTGGGAGCCATGGTGATCACACCCTGTCCACGTCTACGCCAACACCGCGGCGAAGGCGGCGGGTCCTGGTGACAGCCGGTCGGATGAACGGCTGTGCCCTGGTGCCAGGGTGGTAGACCTGTTTGACCGGGTGGTCAGCGTCGGGCCACCAGAGGGCACGCTTGACGCGAGGGCGGATGATGTGGGGCTGGGTACCGTACTCCACGAAGTGCCAGTAGGGGGCATCGATGGTGATGGTGGTACCGCGTCGCCTGATGGACCGCACCAGCTCGCCGGTGTCAACGGGCGCATTACGACGGATGTCTGCCTCGATGTCGG